CTCCTGCACGGCAGGCCTGGCACTGGCGTCTGCGCCTCGGAAAGCATAGATGGACTGGTAGGGATCACCCACAGCAATAATCCGGCGGCCCTCCACCATCTTCGCAGCCATCTCCTGGTTGAGGATGGAGAAGTCCTGTACCTCGTCGCAGAGGGTGAGAGGGAACTTGGGGAAGTTCCCCTGAAACAGGGTGGACATGTAGATTTGATCGTCGAAGTCGATCATGCCGTCGAACGCCTGCTTGATGGACCGGCCCAGGCAGGCTTTGATCAGGTCGATCTGAAGGCCGGTGAGCAGGACGCCTTCGGTCAGTTCCAGCTGTTCCCAGAACCGATCCTCGTTGGGGTGGAGATGTTTGATGTTGGTGTACAGCTTGGGCGGGATGAAGCCGAGGGCTTTGGACTTCTTGAGCAGGGCGAGGGTGTCGCCAAACACCTCTCGCGCTTCCCACTTTTCATCACCGACGAGCTGGTCTTGTTCTTCCTTCAGCAGCTCGTACATCTTATCGGTGTTGAGGGTGACGTTCTTGCCCAGCGCGGACGAGAACGCCCTGTGGCCGACACCATTCAGCGTCATGCACTTAACATGACCTGGGAGGCGGCGCTGCATCTCCTCTGCAATCCGCTTGTTGAAGGCGACCGCCATGATAGGAATGCCGGGGAGGGCCTTCGCTATCATTTCGAGGGTGGAGGTTTTCGCTGCTCCTGCCAGGGCCTCGACCAAGATGTTAGCCTTGGTCTGCTTGGCAGCGTCGATGATTGCCTGCTGTTCAGGCGTCGGTGTGAGGGAGGTCATTCGGAAGTCCTTTATCTTCGAGTTTATAACAAGAGTTCTCTGACAGAATGGTGAGTCCGATCGGTTCGATCAGCTTTCGGATGCGAGAGATGTGAACGGAGAGGCTCTCGCGGGAGAAGGGAGGAGACTTGAGCTGACGGAGATGGTCGAAGGACCAGGAGTATCCTTTCGACAACTCCCCGAAGAGGAGCATCTGCGCCTTGGTAAACTCCACCTTCACGCCAGCTCGGGTGATATTGGAGTGCCAAGGGTTGATGATGAGACCGGGGATATTCACAGTGCCTCTCCCCGCTTCTCTTCCAACAGCGAGACGAGCCGCGTCAGGAGGAAGTCCTGGAATTGCCTGCTCTCATCCAGAAAACCATGTTCCTTGTGTAGGAACTCTTCCAGCAGCGTGATGGTGAGTTGCTTGGTGCCGGACTCGAACGCCTTCTGGGCGATGTAGATTTGTCCGTCGTCCGTCAGGCCAAAACAATCATTGCCTAACGACTTGACGAAGATCACATCATTCCACTCCCCTTCATACCCAGCACTGGTGAGAAAGGTTGAGGCTTTCTTGAACATACTTGCCTGGAGATGGGAGAGAGTGAGCGTCTCGATTTGGTCCTTGAACGGCTGGCGCTTGCTGTACCAGGAGTACCAGCTAGGTCCGATGCTGGTCAGGTGTGACTTGCAGAGTTCCCTCATCACTGACATGAACTCAGAAGAAGGTTCAGTAGAGACGTAACCCAGACCTATGTTATACTCATAGCTGCCTTTAGAAAGAACGGCCTGCTTGATGATAGCAGGGTCCTTGCAGGAGACGAGGGCGCTGCCAACGGCAGTGTTCAGTTGCCATTCAGCCATCGCCGTGCGATCTTCGGTCAGGCTGATAGCGCTAAGCACATTCCAGCGGAACAGCGGAGGATACTCAGGTCTGTGGACAGCAAACCCGCGATAGAAGATAGCGCGAGCCTTCGGGCCTTCGTGAATGTTGGCGAAGCCGAGGCCGTCCATGAGAACCGGGGTGGTGATGAGGAACTCGTGGGAGTTCCTGTGTACGTTTTCCATCGCCTCGCCCTTTACCAGGACCAAGGTTTCTTCCTCATGCCTCATATCGAAAAGCTGAGCCTCTGAATTAGTCCGCATCTCAACGTCGCCGCCCTCATCCTTGGCGTTGGCGTAGAGTTCGCGGTAGGCTTGCCAGAGCTCCCAGGTCTTGCCGTACTCGGAGGTGAAGGAGAGTTCCTGGACTTCCCCAGTTCTCTCGTTTTTCATCTGGACTATGGCAATGTCGCTGCCACGGAACGTCGTGGGCTTGAGACTGAAGGTGTAGAGAGTGTCGCCGGCCAGGATGGAAATGTCGAGGCCCTTGCGGAGGCAAACAGCGATGGCATATTTCAGCCCCGTGCCGAAGAAGCCTGTCGGGTTGGAGTGAGCCTTGGCATGGAGGCCCATAATGGTGGCACCTCGTATGTCCATGACTCCAGGGTTACGGAAGATAATCATCTCAGGGTATTCCTTTCCTCTGCGTATTGGTTACAGTCGTCGTGGCGAACGCACCACTTGCCACCGAGAAGAACTGCCCATCCCGCCCGCGCTGGGACGGTGCAAGAGCAGTTCATGCAGATGCCAGCGTATCTGTTCACCGTCATCTTGCGATCGCGGAGATGCTGGATACGTTCGGCATGGTGCTGGGCGATAGTCGGACTCATGGTCATTCCTCCATGTTACAGAAAAGAAATCCAGTTGTCAAACAAAATCTTTATCCGGCTCACCACCATTGATGGCTGCATATCTCTTGGCACGCGCCTGAGGCATCCAGCTCTTGGCGAAATCCTCAGGCTGCATACAGGCGATGACTGCATGGCGGACAGTGGTATGATCGCGCCCGATGTGCTCTGCGATCTTGGGATAGGAATAAAGCCCGGTCAGGCGTAGCCGATAGCAAAGTTGCTGGCGCGCTTGAACGACTCGTGTGGTGCGATTGGCCTGACGGATTTCCCTCAGGGAGATTTCGAACTCCTGGCAGACTTCGCGCGTGATGCGGTGGAGCGGGATGGACTCGATCATCCCTGCATCCTCCGGTGGAAGGCTTGCCATTCCCGCTCGGACCAGGAGGCTGACTCCATGAGAAGTCTGCTGGCGTCGTGGTGGTCGTGGGCAGCTTTCATGATGAACTCTGTACGGACTTCGGGGTCAGCGTCCTCTGGGATGGTAGCGAGAACGTTGTACAAGATGGCGCCGGCGGCGTCGCTGAACAGAAAGATGGAGGTCATTGAATTGGCCTGTTCTGGTTGAGGTCACTGAGTTTCTCTGCGATATCATGGCGCTTCTTGGCTTCCAGAGCATCCTCTACATCAGCATCTGCCACATCACCATCCCTGATCTCCAGGGTCTGGACGCTGCCGGGAATATGTCTGATGGAATATGTGAGTGAGTCATGGACAGTGCTCACATCGTAGCCAGCTTGCTCTAGCAGATATCCCGCTCGCGCCCAGTTCATTTCCACTCTCCGTTCTCGTTGGCAAGTAGGCGATAGCCGACGCCCCACTCGGTGTGGATCAGCTTGCTGTATTCCGGCCCTAGCTTCTTGCGGAGGGCGCAAATCTTTACGTCCACTATCTTCACGTTAGGGTGATCCGAGTCCGGTCTGTTCCCGTTGACGTACTCGAGGAGGTAGAACTTGGAACAGGTGCGGCCAGCTGCCCGGACCATGCCGAGGAGGTAGAGGCATTCGCCCTCGGTGAAGTAGATCACCTTGCGTCCGTGGAGGGGATCGTCGATGGTGAGCTGCCGGCGAGAGAGATTGACCGTGTAGACGTTCCAGCTGCGGATGATTTCATCCTCCACCGGGGTTGTCTCGTGTGGACGGAGACAGGTGGGACAGCGGAAGTGGTTGATCGTGTGGCCTCTCATCAGATTATGTCCTTGAAGTCGTCATCATCTAGGAAGTCGGAGAGTTTGGGAACTTCCCGCTTGCCACTGGAGCCGGGGACATAGCGCTTGGCGACGACTTCAGTGGTCTCGATCAGCCGCCTGATGGTGAGGAGGTCATCGTGGCTGATGCTGCGGTCTGGGTGCTCGCGCCGGCTGCGCTGGATGGCGTAGTTCCGAAGCGCCTCGCCTAGATCGGCAAGTTCCTCAGGATTATTCCCGAAGGAATGGCTGCCCCAGGGCCAGGAGACGATGATCTTGTCGTTCTGGAGGTTGAAGGCAACTGACACAGGATGGAGAGACATTAGATGTGAACCTCGCTGGTTGCGGCGCGCTCTAGGGCGGAAAGGAGGCCTGAGACTGTGCCAGGAGAAAGAAAGAGCCAGTCGTGCCAGCGGAGATGCTGGTAAGCGACCAGGTCGAAAAAGCAGAGGCGGCCATCGTGGTGGACTCGGATGAGGGTGCGCCAGCCGGTGTAGGGATGGGCTGGTGTCCGCTGGGGAGTGCAGCATCGCCCGCAGGAGAAGGTGAAGTCATCCGGGCTTGCCGAAGGCAGGCAGATGCGGCTGTGGCCGATGCTGGCGCAGATTGCCCGGCGCGCTTTGGTGCTTAGAGGTATGTCCAGATGAGGGGCATGCTGGCGAGGATTATCCAGACTATGATGTTGATGATGAGGTCGCATTTTGTTTCCTTCTCGAGGAGTTTCATACTAGACTAGGCTTCGTCCTCAGCGAAGAGGGCGTCCCAGCAGTTCTCGCAGAGGCCGCTGATCTTGGTTTCCTTCATGCCGGAAGGAGTGTGGACGTTCTTGCCCATCTCGAAGGGATGCTTGCACTGGACGCAGCAGTCGCCTGGCGTGGTGCCATAGATTTCCTCTTGGAGGGCTTGCTGGAATTGTTTGAGAGCGGATGGCATTAGCGTCTCCTGGGAAGGTGTTTGCCGTACTTGGCGAGGGTCTTGACGAAAGTCAGGACTTCTTGCTGGGAGCGAAACATGTGGACGTAGGTGGTAAGGACGAGGCCTTCCGGCTGGTTGGAGAAAGACAGTCCTTTGTTGTGGCCTGTCTTGGTGTAGGGGTTGAACATGGCTTTAGGTGGTTTCTTCATTCTTGACTCCGTTGTGAACACAGGGACGGGCGGCGTCCAAAGTAGTCCGCCGCCCGTAATCTCTATTCACCGATACGGTTTGCTGAGGATGCCGGTGAGAAGGTCGTGGAAGTCATCCACCCACTCCCAGCCGACCTTGGCTCCCTCGTAGATGAACCGGGCTAGGATGCCGAGGAGGGTGAATGGGAGGGAGACTAGGACCATCCCGAGGAGAGGGAGCCAGAGAAGGTGTCTCATGCCCGCACCAGAGTGAGGTAGACCCACTTCCCTGAGACCTTCCGATAAAGCCTGACCCAGCCGGGGATACCGCTTGGCTCTCGCTTAGTCATTGGCGTTCTCCATCCCTGCGAGGATGGCACGGTAGCGAGAACCCTTGCCGTAGACGGGCTTGAAGTTGAGCCGGACCTTACCACGGCGGGAAGAGAAGATGACTGGGATGAGGTCTGACCGGGCGTAATAATTGCTGCCCGGAGGTGTCGGAAGGCGGGCGAGACGTTCTTCCTGCTTGATTTCCATCTTCCGCTTGTGGCCGAGGCCAGTCCAGCGGGATTTATTCTTCTGTTGCATCTTGGTAGTCTCCAAAGGTTTTCAGCCAAACAACGTATATCAGCACTTGGCTGGCGGCGCTGATAAGAAGGAAGCCTAGTGCTTCCCAATAGGATGCCATGAGTATGGCCTGAATAGAAAGGAGGGCGGAAACTGTGGTGAGAGTGCCGAAGATGGCCCAGCAGGAAGTGGCAACTGCGAGCGCGTTCATCGGAGGCAAGGCGGGTGGTGGGAGGATCAGGGGAACTGTGGCCGGTGCTGGCGCAGCTGTGTCCTCGATCGAATAAAGAGGTGGGCGCATCAGAAGGCCCTCGCGGATTGGCCGAGGCAGTCACGGGCGCGACTGCTGGCAATGTCATGGAGGAGGAAGGCGTTTGCCGCGCCTTGCCTGTCGCCTAGGTGGTAGTGAAGGTCGGCCACTGCCATCGTCAGCATGGCTGACTTCCGGTTGTTGTCTGCCTGCTCGGCTGAGATTGGCCGGTCTAGGATTTGACGAAGGTAGAGCCTGTCATGCTCTTCCAGCTTTGGCATCTACGTCTCCCTGTGTGGGCGGGCCGGATGGAGTCCGACTCACATGATAACGCGGATTGTATGGGAAAAGTTTCCAGGATGCAAATTAAATCTTCACATCCTCGATACTATTTGGTATCTAGGTCCAAATCCAAGCCGGTGACTTTGAGTACGTCCTGGGGAAGTGGAGGAGCTGCGTCGGGAAGAAGCCTGGCCTTTTCCGTCTCTTGGATGATGGCTCGGATGTTGTAGAGTGGCTCATCCCAAGAGCGGGAACGCTCGGCCATCTTAGTGAGTTTCTTCTCAAGAGGGCGAAGGGTGGAGAGGATATGCAAGAGATAGCTGGAATGGACATCGGGCATAGCTGGGTTCCGGCGCTGGTGGATGATTCGGGCAGTATACCTTCGGCTGGGTGGAATGTCAAGAGGACTGGGCGGGACCGTATTCTCGTTGCGCGGAATATGCCGGATATTTGCTGATGCGGCTGATATCCTGACCTGCAATTGGCGGTTGTGTCCCGACCCTTCAGTTCCCACCCTGTAGTTAGAAAAAAAAAAAAAAAATTAATAAACTACTAACGTGGGGAGGGACTGGTCCCGACCATTGGTTAAACCAAGGAGCCGTACACATGCCTCAATTGCAGGTCAGCATTCCAGCCATATCAGCAAATCTGATGCAGGAATAGGTCCGACGGGATATGGTCCCTCCAAGTCCGGTTCCACCCATTCTCGGAGAGGACTTGCAATGAGAAACAGCAAAGATGCCGAAAGCTTGGCACTGTGAACCGCTACCGAGTCGGAAGGGATTAAACTTCGATATCCGCCGCGAGTTCGGCCTTTTCGGCGACCGTGGCTTCGGCTTTCGCCCGGAGACGCTTGGCAACGTCCGGGTTCTTTTCCGCGAGACCGGCGGCCCGTTCGCGCAGCTGCTTCATGGTGTACTCTTTCAGCTTCCCGCCCTTGTTGATGATGGCGGTGGAGATGGCGGCCACGGCGAGTCGCATGTACTCGGCCTCCACGGGGTCTCCGATGCGACCAGCGGACTGGCGGAGTTCGCCGGACTCGATGGCGTCCAGCTTTTTGCGGGCAACGGCCAGCGCCGCAGCCTTGAACTCCTCATCCGACTTGTACTCGTCACGCTTGAGGCTGGCCGTGGCGTCATTCAGACTCTGGCGCAGTCCGTACTCAATGATATAGTTCCGGCTGACTTCCGGGAGAGCGTCGAAATCGACGGCAACGGACTCGCCAGCCTTGGCAATGGAAATGTTAAGCATTTGTCAGGTTCCTTTCGTTGGCATGGCTCGGCGCGGAATGCGGCGAGTCCAATGCCGGGGTTTCGGTTCCCGACTCGGTAACGGTTCACAATGTCAAACAGCGGTATGGACTAACAACGCAACCATGCGCCTCTTTGTTCCAAGAGTCATGTTACAAATATTTAATCCGCCCGGTTGGCGGTGGCCGCGAGTTTGGCATGGTGTTTGCTAGGCCGGCTGGGCGGAAGGGTCAGCCCGGAAGGGCCGGCATGGCTTGGCCCGCGTGCTGAGCATTGCTTCCTTTGCATGGGCTGGCGTGCGTGGCGAGCATTGTCCTATGCGCGAGGCTGGCCATGCGTTAGGGGCACCCCTCCCCCAGCGGCGGCCACCATGTGGGGCTTATGACCGGGGAGAAAATTTCCGCCCACAGTTTAATTGGTATGGCTCTTTCCCTGGGCTTCTCAGGAGCTCCTGGGCACGGGAGTTCCTGGGTATGGCTGCTTGGTCCGCCCAAGGGTCTGGTTCATTCAGGCCGCCCATTCTCCACTCGAGTCCTGTCGTGTTGCTATGCGAATCGTCGGGGCGCTGGGCGGGAGCGGGCTTGACACGGAGGACGGGCTGTGGCAGGATGCGGGGATGGACTTGGATATTTCAGCTGCTGATGTTGGGAGAGTGCTGGGGCGGGCGAAGCGTCCCTTCACGCACGCCCTCTCGCGGGAGCTGGGGCCGGAAGACTTGGTCCGGCTGGAAGTGGAGCAGGGGATCACTGCGCCGAGTGTGAAGCGGATGAACGACAGGCACCACGCGCTGGCGAAACACCTGGCGATGGGGAAGCGTCCGGCGGAAGCTGCGCTGATGACCGGGTACTGTGCCTCCCGTGTGAGTATTCTCCAGGCCGATCCGGCCTTCGTCGAACTGGTTGAGTTCTACCGCGCGGACAGGGACATTGCCGAGGCGCAGGTCCTGGACCGGGTCTCCACACTCACACTCACCGCTGTTGCTGAACTGGAGGACCGCCTTGAAAACGATCCGGACTCGTTCAAGACGCGTGAGCTCCTCGACATTGCGACAGCTGGCCTCGACCGAACTGGACATGGACCCAGCAGTAAGGTCGCCATCACAAGCCTCACTCTCAACGCAGACGATATGGCCAAGCTGGCCGCTGCAAGCCAAGAAGGAAACGTGCGTGTCATTGAAGCCCGTCCGACATATAAGCAAACTGGAGGTAGCGACATTCCTGTCCCACTCCCCCTGGCCGCCGCAACGCTTACGCGGGAGCCGAGCGAGGGGCATGGCCCACGAGAGGGCGGTGGCGCAGAAGCTGAAGGCCTGGGTGAAACCTTGCCCGGAGATGGAACTGCACTCCGGGCAGTGGATCAAGTTCAAGGACTCCCTGGGGGAGGGCCACGCGCAGCCGGATCACTACGTGGTGCTGCCCTCCATGGTGATCCTGATCGAGTGCAAGCTGAAGCAGAACACCTCAGCGGAGGATCAGCTTCTTAGACTCTACCGCCCCTTGCTGGAGTTCCTCTACAAGCGGCCGGTGTTCACGATCCAGTGCTTTCGACACTGGCGGTTCCGTCCTAACGTGTTTGAGATTAAGCATCCACAGGAACTGGTGAATCATCCGAGAGATGGCATCTTCATGTGGCACTACATGGGCGATTAGCCCTAACCGAGAAGGACCTGAGAGATGAGTGGACCTGGACTTCCTCCAGAAGTGATAGCGGCGATGACTGGACCTGATGCTGGCGCAGGTGCTTTGCCGCCTGAGTTGCCCTCGGCGGGTGGCGAAGCTGTGGCGCAGAGTGCGGTGGCGAAGAACGGCCTCGCTGCATTCGAGCGTGTCCAGGCGCTGGGTGGTGGTCGCCCGGAAGCGGATGACCTGAAGGCAATCCTGATGTATGTCCTGACTGAAGGGACTGGCGCGCCGAGTGCATCCGACATGATCGCCCTGCTCCAGAAGTACGGTGTCTCCATCCCCGGAGTCTCCGACGAGAACGCTGACTTCTGATGGCGAGTGACGTCGACATCAAGGCTATCATCGCGAGATGTCTCCGCGATCCGGTATTCTTTTGTCGCACGTTCCTGGAAGACTGGTTCCCAGACGAAATGCCGTGGGTCCACAGGGGCCTGCTCGCGATCATGACTCAGCGTTGTTCCTTCCTGGAACAGTACGGAGACATGGACAAGATCATCAGGCATTTCGTCTGGAGCCCTGATCCTTTCGCCGCCCCGGAGGACCTGGTCGAGTATCCGATCTTCTCCTATGATGAAGCTGGCGTTCTCACCATGACTATTGCCCCAAATACAGGGGTGATGATGCCGCGCGGTTTCTCCAAGACCACGCTCTGTAACGCGAAGAACCTGTGGAAGATTCTCCACAGTCTGACCAAGTTCACCCTCTACGTCTCCGAGTCCGGGCCGCACGCATCCACCCAGCTGGGGAACATCAAGACCCAACTAGAAAGCAACGAGAAAATCCGTGCGGTGTACGGGGACCTGGTTGGTAAGAAGTGGACTGAGGATGAGATCATCTGCGCGAACGGAGTGTACGTTGCCGCACGCGGGCGAGGTGGTCAGGTCCGTGGTTTGCTGAAGAACGGCAATCGTCCTGATGACATCACCATCGACGACTTGGAAGATGAGGAAAGTGTACTCACTGACGGTCAGCGGGCGAAGGCGAAGAAGTTCCTCTACTCCTCGGTCATGCCTGCGTTGCGGAAGGTACTCGCCAAGGGTGGAGTGATCCGTCCGACGTTGACGATGCTGGGTACGCTACTGCACAAAGAAGCTGTGCTGATGACAGTGGCGCAGGACCCGGAGTTCAACTTCATCCGCTTCGCAGCGGTGGACCGGGACGGCGATGCGCTCTGGGCTGACAACATGTCGCTCGAAGCCCTGGAGAAGAAGAAGTTCGCCATGAGCCTGGCGGGTGAGTTGGCCTCGTACTACATGGAGTACATGAGCAAACTCAGCGATGCGAGCACAGCAAAGTTCTCCAATGTGCGGCGGGGCGAGCCTAAGTGGGATGAGATTAACGGGCTGGCTATCGCAGTTGACCCGGCGATCAGTGAAGCACTGAAGGCAGACTTCTTCTCCATCGTAGTCATGGCTATGGAGAAGGGCGGGCAACTCTGGGTGCTGGATACCTTCATCAAGAAGGGAGTGCTCCCGCGAGAGCAGATCGACAAGATTTTCGAATACTATGTGAAGTGGAAGCGCTACTATCCCAAGGTCGGTATCGAGTCCATTGCCTACCAGAAGGCGCTGGTTCATCTAGTCCGCGAGGAGATGTTTCGCAAGAAAGAATACTTCGAGATCACCGAGATTGCCGGCCACGCCCAGTCGAAAGACAAGCGCATCCTCGGTATCCTGCAGCCCCGCTATGCGAACGGCTACATCAAGCACTGTGGGCGGCACACGGAGTTGGAGACGCAACTCCTGGACTACCCGAATGGGAAGAAGGACGGGCCGGATGCGGCAGCGATGTGCGTCACCCTGCTCGATCCATACGCGGCGTCAGCTGTCGGTGACAAGGACCTGGCTGAAGACGAGTATGATCCCGAAGAAGACATGACTTTGAACTCTTGCCCATAGGAATAGAAGATGGCAGACAATGATCAGGCGACCGGACTCGGCTCCAAGCCGGAGAATGAATGGCCCACCGTCACTGAGTCTCAGATGGAGGACAAACCCATTGACCGGCTGAAGCCGGGCAGTGAACTCCACAGCACGGTGCTGTCCTATCTCCTCGCTCGCATCAAGATGAGCGAAGACAAGATGAGCGATCTCTATCCTCGCTGGAGGATGAACGAGATGGCAATGCAGGCTTACGTTCAGCTTCCGGACTACAAGGAGCAGTGGAACCGTCTGCAGAACCAGAAGCCTGAGGCGGGCAAGGACAAGGAACCCTTGCAGGTCGGAACGATCATCATCCCCTATGGCTATGCCACAGCGATGACGATTGCCACCTACATGCTGCATGTCTTCTGCGGAAGGAAGCCGATGTTCCAGGTTTCTAGCAACAAAGCTGAAACAGCGGCGACGGCTGAGAATATGGAGACCGTTCTCCAGTATAACGCTGACCATTGCAAGCTGGTGGGGAAACTCTGGCAGCTGTTCATCGACAATCAGACCTACGGCCTGGGCGTGCTGCGTACCACCTGGAAGAATGAGACGGCGATGCGGACTGTCTGGAAGGACGGACCTGCTGCAATGTTTGCAGGTCCGGATGCCCCGCCGCCTCCGAAGGTGAAGCAGCGCCAGAACACTGTTGTCTACTCCGGTAACATGGTAGACAACATCGACCCGTTCCTGTTCTTTCCAGACCCTCGCGTTCCGATGTGTGAGGTGAACCAGAAGGGAGAGTTTGTCTTCTGGCGAGTGTTCGATGGTCGGCACAATCTGAAAAAGCTGGAGGCTGACGGCGCAATCAAGTACGTGGATCAGGCTGGCCAACTCCCGACGACACAGAACGGCAATGCGGCAGGTGTCTCTGCCCGTGGGGCTGGTGTGACCTCGGAGAATTTGCCGGGTGCGCAGAGGGCTGGAGACCAGGTCCAGAACTTCATCCAGGTTGATCAGGGGACGGTGGAGATTATCCCTGCCGAACTGGGCCTGGCTAACCGGACCCGTCCGGAGAAGTGGATTTTCACCATCCTGAACAAGAAGATCATCTGTCAGGCTGAGCCCTTCGACCTCGACCATGGTATGCATCCTGTCGCGGTGAGTGAACCCTACAGCCTGGGCTATGGCTTTGGCCAGCCGGGTATGATGGACTTCGTCCGGCCTATGCAGGATGTGCTCTCCTGGCTCATCAACAGCCACATCGCCAACGTCCGTGTCGCACTGAACAACATGTTCGTAGTGGACCCGAGCAAGGTGGAGATGCAGGACGTGAAGAAGCCTGGGGCGGGAAAGATCATCAGGCTGAAGCCGGCAGCGTACGGCCAAGATGTGCGGACTGTGGTTGCGCAGCTTGAAGTGCACGATGTGACAGCAAGTCATATCAACGACTTCCAGCTGTTCATGAAGCTGGCTGACTCGCTGACGGGTGTGACGGACAATCTGAAGGGCGTGCAGGATAGCGGTGGGCGCAAGACCGCGACTGAGGTGCGGACTGCGAGCGAGGCCGGTGCAAGCCGACTGGCGGCGCAGGCGATGGTCACCTCCTCGCAAGCCGTGGTTGACCTGACCCAGCAGATGAGCCTGAACATTCAGCAATTCATGGAGGACGGGATTTATCTCCAGGTCGTCGGTAAAGACGGTATGGCAAATCCCGTGCAGATTTCGCCAGAACACCTTGTCGGGGACTTCCAATACCCGATTAACGATGGTACGCTCCCCATTGATCGTGTAGCCATGGTTGATGTCTGGAAGGAAATCTTCCTGGGGATCGCGCAAGACCCGGAACTGCGTAAGGAGTTCAGTGTCAGCAAAATCTTCAGCCATGTCGCACAACTCGGAGGGGCAAAGAATATCGACAGCTTCAAAGTGCAGGTCCTGCAGCCTGGACAGCAGCCTCCGCCCGGAGCGGTACCGATTACGCCGGGGACTGGGACGGTTCCGCAGAACGGCAGCGGTCAGACGCCCGGTCTTTCCGGCGGGGCTCCGGCAGAGAGGGCAGTGCAATGAGTGACTTTCGAAGCTGCGAGGAACCTACCGCCTCGGATGGGAAGAAGAGAGCAGAAACTTTAGACGAGGGCTGGTACCAGCGTATGGTAGGCTCTCTCCAGAGAGAGGTTGATGGAAAGAAACAACAGCTGGCCAACGTTGACCTGGCCGAAGAAAGTGGTCGACTGAAAGCTGTCAAGCTTCAGGGTGAAATTCTGGGAATGTCCAGGTTCATTGATGTCTTGACAGAGATTCCAGAGGAAGAGACTGGCGAATGAGTGACACTTCAACAAATACAGGCGCCCCTGCAGAAGGCTCGGCCCCGTCGGCTTTGGACGACGGTGGACTGTCTGAGTTCTTCTCCTCGGCGCCTTCTGAGCCTTCGGCACCGGTAGCAGAGGGGGCTTCGGCCCAGCCTGCACCGGCAGCAGACCCTGCAGCGCAACCCCAGCAGCCGGCCCCGGTCGACCCTGCGGTTCCTCCTGCACCTGCTCCTGCCCCGCAGGCACAACCCACAGTTAGCCCCGAAGATTTGGCGGCGCTGCGGGCCGAGATTGCGAGAATGAATGGCAACAACGGGACTCCTGGGGATGGCACACAGCCTGAACCTGTTGACCCGCTGCGTGCTGTTCCTGACTACAACATGCAAATTCCTGTCCAGCTGGTTCAGCAGTTCAACGACCCGGATGATAACGTCCGTGCCGCTGCGTTGTCGGCAACCATCTCGGCTGTGGCGAAGACCGTCCACAACCAAGTGCTGACTCAGATGCATGCCAACCTGGATGCCCTCCGCGGAGAGATTCCGCAGATGACGACCAGGATGGTTACTGAACGTCAGGAAGGTGAAGCAGCCAATCGTGACTTCTACGGGAAGTATCCCGCCTACAACACTCCCGTCCTGCGACCGTTGGTCCAGATGGCTGTGTTGCATGTCGGGCAGGCGAACCCGCAGCTGGCACAGAATGGCTGGACGCCTGAGTTCCGCGACAAAGTCGGTGAATACCTCCAGCAGAATGTGCCTCTGGCACCGGCGGCTGCGCCCGCTCCTGCTGCACCCAAACTGCCGGGGGCCACTCCCCCGACGATGATGGGCTCCGGTTCTCGACCTGCTGCGCCGACTCTCGACGGGAACGCACAAGCCCTGGCGGAAATGTTCCCCGTCTAACCCAAAGGAGAGTACCAATGGCAATTCTCGGACTGCGGTCCACTGCCGACTTCACTGTGGATGGCCAGCGCCCGAAGAACTGGCGTGAAGGCATCCTCAAGCTGTACCCCAACGGCAAGGCGCCGTTGACCGCTCTGACCAGCCTCATGGCGTCCCGCGTTGTGGACGACCCGGAGTTCAACTGGTATGAGCGGGAACTGACGGATCGTCGTTTCAAGCTGGCGTCGAGCATCGACTCCAGCCAGGACACGTTCACGTTCACTGCTGATCGCGATGTGCAGGAGCTCCATGTGGGCAACATCCTGCGCGTCGAGAACAGCGAGGAACTGGTTCGCGTCTCCGCTGATCCGACCAACGCCACCACGCTGATCCTGGAACGCGGCTTCGCCGGCACGACCAAGGCGGCCGTTACCGTGGGCGGCCTGGCCGTCAACCCCAACCTGCTGGTTGTGGGCAGCGCCTTCGAAGAAGGTTCGCTTCCCCCGGCCGGTGTCCAGCTGGATCCCTCGAAGGTCTACAATCTGACGCAGATTTTCCGTCAGACGCTGGAGTTCACCCGCACCGCGACGAAGACTCGTCTTCGCACCGGCGACCAGGTGAAACAGGCGAAGGAAGACGCGCTGGAAATGCTGTCCATGGACATGGAACGCGCGTTCCTGTTCGGCCAGCGCTGGGAGGGCACCAAGAACGGTAAGCCCATCCGTACGATGCGAGGGATTATCCCGACCATCACTGCCGGTGCGCCCAGCAATATCATCACCGCTGGCGCTACCACGGATATGCAGACCCTGGAGGGCTGGCTGGAGCAGGTGTTCCGCGTCGGCTCGACGGAGAAGGTCTGCTTCTGTGGCAACACCTTCGCGCTGGTGGTTCAGCAGATCATCCGGAAGAACTCGATGTTCCAGGTCATGTCTGGCATCAAGGAGTACGGGATGAATGTCATGAGGATCACGACGCCGTTCGGCGACCTGGTCTTCAAGACCCACCCGCTGTTCAACAACAACCCTGGCGGCTACAGCACGGGTTCGTCGGCGAGCGCGTTCTACACCGGCATGACTTCCTGGGGTCTGATCCTGGACATGAAGGAGCTCAAGTACGTCAATCTCGAGGGCTCGGACATCCAGTACCAGAAGGAACTCCAGGCGAACGGCCTGGACGGCGAGAAGTCCGGTTACCTGGGTGAGGTGTCCCTCGAGACGCACTTCCCCAAGAGCCACATGCTGATCAAGGGCCTGAAGAAGGCGGTGATCGACTCCTAACGGGGTCGACTGCTTCCATCACAAAGAAGGAGTACTGAAATGGGACGTAGTGCACCCGTCGCGCAGGGTTCGGAACTGGTCTGGAACGGTAAGGGTCCGTTTCAGCTGGACACCGGCGTGGTCTCGCTTACCACCGGTTCGCAGCGTAACGTCGGGGCGATCGTCGCTCCGTGTGACGCGGAACTGGTGGCGGCCAATGTGCGAGTGTTGGCGTCGTCGGCTGCTGCCGCGACGAATAAGCTCCGCATCGGTCTGAACACGAACACTTCGGGTCTGATGGCGAAGTACAGCCTGGCGGGTCTGACCGCCTCGGTTGTGCGGAACCTGATGCTCGCGAGCACGTTCGTGGCTTCGGCCAGCAAGTGCGTGAAGAAGGGAGACCTTATCACGATCTCTGCCTCTCCGGGTACGGCGCAGGGCTCTTGGGCCGCTTCGCTGATCTTCTACCCGCGTTAATGGTAGCGGTGGAACCTGGGGGTAGGGTCTTACAGCCCTACCCCCTCCACCGGGTGGCCCTGGTTGGTATGGGGCCCTCGGCGGTTGCGTTCGCAAACAGCATTTACTACGAAGAGTTCCGTCCGAAGAAAGGTCACTCGGAGGTCTGGACTCTGAACTACGGGCACATGGTCTGGCAGCATGACATGCTATTCAACATGCGCGACCTTGTGCATGAGAGAGAGCACAATCCGGCAGGGTGCTTCATTGAGGCATATCGTAATCATCCGACCCCTGTTGTGACGACGAGGTTTGTGGCAGATATCAAGAACTGCTATGAGCTGGACTTCGCTGCGTTGTTCGCTGAGTACGGTGATACGTACTTCGCCTGCAGTCCCGCGTACATGGTAGCGTTTGCTATCCTGTGTCTGGAAATGCAAGAGGGCGGAGACAAGGAGTTGCATATCTTCGGCATGGACTACAACTATGCCGGAAGTGACTCGTATGAAGCAGGTCGTCCGAACCTGGAGTACTGGATCGGGCGGGCTGTCCAGCGTGGGATCAAGGTGAAGGTGCCTCCGGCGAGTGCGCTGATGGACCTGTACCAGAGGACGCAGATGAATGGAGCTGCTGGGAATGGTAGGCTCTATGGTTTTCATGGGCTGACTCCGCAGTTTGACACCAGCGGGCCAAAGCTGAAACTGACTGGGTGGAAGGACCGTCATGAACCTGACTGAGTTCACGCAGATGGTGAAGGATGAGGCCAACAAGGGCACTCGTCTGGACGACATCATCCCGACCAGGATTGCGATGGCGGTACAGAGGCTTGAGCGGAGATATACGCTGAAGTACATGGAACGCTATGTGATCCTCACCCTGGACCCGAACGCGACGGAGCCTCGTGCCATTCAGTTCCCTGCGAATGGAATAAAGGGCGCGAATTTCATGCGGTACTCCTGCGTGCGAACAGGGGAGTATGAGTATCTCAGCCAATGCGACAGCAGGGATGTTCTCCGTGATGATCGCTGCAATCCGACTGGATACTGGTTCGATGGCCGGAAGTACATCTGGTTCGACAACTCGGTGCAAGAGCCGCTCGATCTCGAATTCAGTTTCAATGAGAACAGTGCCTGGCCTCCGCAGGACGGAACGCACTGGCTGCTGGATAATGCTGCGGACTGTGTGCTGGCGGAAACGATGCAGCTGCTGGCGACCAGAGCTCGCGCGCCGGAATGGAAGCAACTCTACGGGGATATGCTGAACTCGGCGCAAGCCGATCTGTTCCGTGCGGACAATGAGCTGAGGAACTCTGACATGGATACTGTCATGCAGGCTCCCGGCTCGCCTCGGCGTTTCACTAACCGCTATCCGGGAGACTCTGCGTGACGTACACAGACGTTAACCCGCATGCACCAGAGTTCACGTCGCGGCTCCCTGTCGCGCCGGGGCATGTTGCTCTGCGGGATCGTCTGGACACTCGGATGCCTCAGGAAGCGCAGCTGGGTGAGGAAATGGTGGCGGAGGATTTCGCCAATGCCAAGGCCTATATGTATGCGGCTGACTCGATACAGACGGTTGACCAAACCAACGGTCGGACCGTATACTCGAACAAGGTCGAGGTCGAGAGCCTGGGCGAGAATGCTGGTCGGGCTCCCTATCGGGAGATACAGACTACCTCGGACACAGACAAGAAGAGTGGAACTAAGCCTCGTTCCGACATGCAGCCTCTCACCGAGTTGTTCTGGAACCAAGACAATGAGGAAAATGTGGGTGAGGCCATGACACTGAGTGATGCTGCGTGGCAGAGTCGCACAGTTAAAAAGACGGATACACAGGCTACCTCGGTGGCCGCAACAGGAGCACACGGTTATGGAAGGTTCGGCTATGGACAGGGAGGTTACGGTGGACGAGTCACTCTCGCTGGATGAGAAGATGGGCAAGGTGAAAGTGTCTGGTCGGGTTGTTGCCCGACTGATCCGCCCCGACGGCACTGAGGAGATTCACGAGAGTGACAACCTCATCGTGACTGCAGGGAAGACGCTGCTGGCGGATATTCTGGCTAACTCGTCGTCGCGACCGAGCCATATGGCGATCGGCAGTGATAACACGACACCGGCAGTAGGCAATACTGCGCTGAACACTGAGACGGCGCGGGTGGCCCTGGACTCCACAACCCCCAGCACGAACACGGTGGCCTACCAGGCTACGTTCGGTGCCGGTGTTGGCACTGGGGGTGTGGAAGAGGCCGGCCTGCTTAATGCCTCGTCTGGTGGTACGCTGCTGGCCAGGTGGCTGACTGGTACATTCACCAAGGGTTCCCTCGATATTCTGGTGCTGACATGGACGATCACGTTCTCGTAAAGGGTCACGTCAGGATTACCAAGAACGGCAAGGTCGTCCACGAGGGACGCAACCTAGTCGTTAACGTGGGACTGTCTCTGATCGCCAGCCTGCTGTGTGGGAGTGGAAGTATTCCTTCCCATATGGCAGTGGGTGATAACGGGAACGATCCGGCTGGTCCTCAGACCGATCTGGTGGGAACGGAGATCGCTCGCGTCACAAGTTCTGGTGTGGCGGCGAACAATACTGTTTCCTACCATGCGGACTTCACCGGAGAGAACTCTGGCACAGAGAGTGTGAGAGAATTCGGCATCTTCAATGCTAGCACTTCGGGTGTGATGCTGTGCCGGTTCATCTGTCCTGAGATCACATGGGAAGCAACTGACACCTTGATGGTTGACTGGACCATCGACATTGGAGAGATGGCATGAGTAATACTCCGACCACCAATCTTGCCCTGCTCAAGCCCGCTGGCAATGATCCGGACTGGGACATTCCCACGAACAGTAACTGGGATATGCTGGACAAGCTTCTGCGAGGTGTGATCTTCGGCCTCACGTTGTCGACAGCTGGTTCCACTGCGACCTTCGGCTGCACGGCAGGCTGTGCAAGTGGTATGGTTCTACCCTCGGCATACACGAAGACGCTGGCTTCCTGGGCAGTCGGTTCGGGTAATGGCAGTCTCGACACAGGGACGAGTGGTGGCGCCGCGAATACCTGGTATCATGTCTGGCTGATTCAGCGGAGTGATACTGGCGTGGTGGACCTGTTGTGCTCGCTGAGTGCGACGGCACCTACCATGCCTGCCAACTACGATCGCAAGCGCCGCATTGGTGCAATGCTGACTGATGGCAGCAAGCAGTGGGTTCGGTTCTTCCAAGATGGGGATAACTTCCGCTGGGCAGCCCCGGTCAACGATTATTCGCCGATCGACCTGACGTCTTACACTGCGTCGGACTACACGGCGACGGCGCGAGTCCCGACAGGTCTCCGCATCCGCGCACTGCTCAACGGCCACTCCCAGTCGAACACCGGACAGCCCACGTTCTCGGTCCGGGCGACCGACGAGACATACACGGCAGCCTCCGTTCAGGGCTTCGGGTTCGCCAATCCGACTCAAGCCTCGCTCTCGACCCGCGCGAATGGTGTAATGACAAACACCAGCGGCCAGTACTATGTCCGGGCAACCGCGTCGGGCGGTGCTTTCTACTACCTCTACATCGGCACGCTGGGCTGGATCGACCGTCGTGGGCAGGATGAACCGTAATGGAACTCGTTCTCGATCGTTTCGTCTCGAATGCAGTCAGCACACTGGGCCGTCTTAAGATTGATGGCAAGATGGAGTGCTATGTCTGTGAGGACGCCTTCCATCCGGTGAAGATTCAGGGGCAGACCCGTATCCCTGCAGGCAAGTACGAGATCAAGATGAAGCCTCTGGGCTCGTCCCGGTTCGATGCCAGCTATTCCAAGAAGTTCACTTTCCATAAAGGGATGCTGGAACTGCAGAGAGTTCCGAACTACGCTGGCATCCTCATTCACATCGGCAACAAGCATGAGGACACTGAAGGTTGCCTTCTGGTCGGGAAGTCTGTGATTATCCCGAGTGACAAGAAGGTGGGGCTGCAGGTCGTGGGAAGTCGGGATGCGTATGTGGTGCTCTATCCGAAGATCGTAGAGGCCCTCACCAAAGGCAAGGTCTTCATCACAATCCTAGACAACGATCGGAAGAAGGACACTATGGTATGAAGAAGTGGGCGAAAGATCTGTGGGAGCGGATCCAGGCAAGCGTGACCTGGCTCAGTGTTCAGGTTCTGGCTGTGTGGGGTGTGCTGTGGGTCGTGTACTCGCAGCTGCCGGCTGACGTAATCGTCGAGCTGACGCAGATCAAGTGGCTCGGTTTGAGCCTTGTGGCCTGGGCTGGCATCATTCAGTCCACTACGATCTATATGGCTCGAGTGAAGAAGGCCAACTGACATGCTGAAACCCTACGTCATTGGAGGCTCGATCATAGCGTTCGTGCTCTACACTGGTGGCGTAGGGTATTTTAGCTACAGTCGAGGCAAGGATGATCAGGCCAACTATCAGCTGAAGGTGGACTTGGCTCAGGCGCGGAAAGACCTGAAGGCCGGGCAGAAGAACACCAATATAGCTAACACGGCAGGAGCTAACTTTGAAGCACAGAAGCCAATCATCCTCACCCAGGTCCGAGAACGGGTGGAGTGGAAAGACATTCCGCCTGACGCTGATCCTTTCCTGCCTGTATGGTTTGTCAGGATGCAGCACAATCTTGCCAGCAACGAGCCCCAACGAGATCCCTATCCCGGCGAACCTGATAGCGCCCTTTCCACAACTCGACTGTCTCGAGCCAGAGAAGTGCTCACCTCGTGGGCAGTCCAGTACGAAACCTGCCGCAAGGCTGTCGACAGCATCCGTGAGCTGAAGCCTGTGTTGCCTGCTCCGCCGGAGGAGAAATCCTTCTTCCAAAAGCTCGATATTTTCTAGAGTGTGCTATGGTTGGTCCAGAAATCCTCGGCGGCAGTTCTCAGGACCGCGCTATTGGAATGCTACTGGAGCGGACGGAAGCCGTGCGCGAACTGCACAGTGCAATGCTGAACGAGTACAGGGAGCAGAGGAAAGACTCTGCGAAAGTACAAGCTCTCATGGCGCAGCTGTCGCAGAAATTCGAGAGTCATGAGGTAGCGGACAAGGCTGCCTTTGAGTCTATCAAGGACAGTCATGAGAAGCTGGGGCTGAAACTGGATACCGTACTGGTGATGGTCAACAAGAACAACACAGACGATGCAGTCCAACGGGCACAGATTGGAACTGGCTGGAAGGTTTTAGCTGTACTCGGGGCAGTCTGCCTCGGCGTTATTAGCGTGGGCAATTTCATCATGAACCTCATGCGTGGATCACACTGATGGATCGTATCGCTCGAATTGACAAGCAGGTCTTTACCGGAGGTCTGTTCCTAGACCAGGAGCAGCAGACGGCACCGCTCTGGACGGAAGGTAGTAATGTTCTGTTCCGCGCTGGAGAAGTCGGAGTGTTTCCTGGCAGTGTGCCACTTTTCACTCGGACGCGCACTGGTGTAATCACAGGATTGGGCGAGCTGTCCAGCATTGTCACTGGAGAGAACGCTCTGGTGTATGGCTTCCGCGACCAGTTGCTGGTCTGGGACGTCAGCAATGGGGTAACTTCGGTTGGCTCCGGATATACTGGCTATGCCGATCAAGGGCCAGACTATGCCGCGACACGCTGGAGCCTTCAGCAGTGGAATGAGTGGGTCGTGGCTACCAACGGCCAGGACCCTATGCAGCTGCTGAAGACTGTTGGCAGCGGGTTCGCTGACATGACAACCAGCACCAGCACTCAGTTCAAGAAGGCTGAGGTTATTCGTAAGTTTCGGCAGTTCCTAGTCGCCTTCAATCTTGAACTTTCGGATGGCACGAAGCAGCCTAATGCTGCCGCGTGGTGCGATGTGAACGATGTGGAAACTTGGGTGCCGACGGCCAGCAACTCGGCCAGGAAAATCTTCATCCCGGATATGGACTCTGGCATTCTCTGTGCTGAAAAGTTCGGAGACAATATCTTCATGTACTCTGGAGACCAGGCTTATGCCCTGACCTATTCCGGCTATCCGAACGTGTTCCAGCCTCAGCCTCTCGTCAAGGGCATCGGGGTGTACGGGAAGAACTGCGTGTGTGAGGCCAAGGGCTTCCATTATGGACTTGGCCCGCGTGGGTTCTGGCGCACGGACGGGGTGACCTATGATTATCTGGACACTCCGGCGGTCAAGAAATATCTGGCACGGACCCTGAACAGAGATCAGGCCTCAAAGGTCGTGGTGTATCACGACAGGACTATCGACCACATCCTCATCTTCTACCCGCAGATAGGTCAGACGGAGAATGGTGCTGTTCTTGCTCTGAACTATTTGGAGAACAAGTGGACCAAGGGTGCGTTCTCGCGCACGGCGGCGATCGACTCTGGTATCTTCGACTATGGCATCACTGGAGATACAGTAGGCAATGTCTATCGACAGAGCCTGCAAGATGTTCCTGTTTCTGATGCGGTCCAGTCTCAGGTCCAGGTAAAAAGCTCTGGTGTGATCAAGCTCGGCTACGGTCGTGGCGGCTACGGTCAGTACGGCTACGGAGGCAAAATCTATGTCTAGTGGCGTCGTGAAGATCACTCATGTCAGCCAAGGGCAGACGACCTACTATGGCAGCATTTCGTCTCTGACGGTGCTGCTGGAGAGCAAGTTCTTTGACCTGGATGGGTATACTCTCCTCCAACAGCCTGTCGGCAATCTCGAGAAGTTCCTGACGGGAATGGTGCTGGAGATTGGCGATGGCGTGCTGACCAATGTGGCATTCTATGTTGGTGTGAAGCAGCGTCTGAAAGACGATCCCACCTGGTACGGGCCGTACTCGATCTCGCAGGCTGACGACATGGTGCACCTGATCGGAGTGGAGGATGCACGTCACTTCGCCTTCCGGATTGTGGATACAGCCCCGATCTCCTGCTGGTCTGTGACGGCAATGGAACTCTACGGCGGGTTGAGCGAGGGACGGGTCTAATGTCTGTCCTTCCACTTCCGCAGGGGAATTCCTCATGGCAGTCCTGGGCAGGGCAGTTGGTGCTGAGGCTGAGTCAGCTTCTGGACCCCACCTCGTTCAGGGCACGGCGGGTGTTGCTGGCTGACCTCCAGGATGCGACAGAAGACGGTATCGTCCTGATTGTGGAAGATGCCACTGGTGGACCCACCCTAGCCTTCTCGCTGGACGGTGTGTTCTATGATGTGCGAACGGGAGTTGCAGTTGTCTAACGAGTTCATCCGGATCGAATATGACGCACTCACCGATGATGACCTCGCCGGGATCATGAGGATTTGCAAGTTGAATCCTCTCGGTGATCCGCCCGCTGATGTCATTCGGAAGATAGCAGCGCAGAACCTCAGTTTCTGGCGACTGAGGAAAGACGATGCTGACGTCCGGCTCATATTGGAAATCCGAGTGCATCCGGGCGGAAATGAGTTGCTTATCTTCGGCTTGTTTGGTAGAGGTTTGTTTCGGCATGTGCCGGAATGTCTTGACTTCTGCAAACTGGTGGCGAACAAGTATTTCTGTGTCAGGATCAGCGGTGAGGTTTACAGCAAAGGGCTGGCCAAGCTGTATGAAAAACTAGGGGCGAAACCTGTGCTCACTAAGTATGTGATGGAGGCCTGATATGGGCGGCAGTAGCAACACGAACACAGTCACCAAGCAGGACAATACGCCCTGGGGTCCGGCGCAACCGAGCCTCCAGAACATCTACGCTGGTGCGGACGCGGCTTATGCTGCGACGCCTAAGACAGCATACAGTGGGCTGTACATCGCTCCTCAGAGTCAGTCGACAATCCTGGCCCAGCAGCTGGGCAGTCAGCTGGCCACCAGAAACATGGGCCTGGGTGATCCTATTCTCACTCAGAGCAAGTCCCTCTACGACGATTGGGCCTCGCAACTGAAAACAGCGGGTGCGACGGCGGCTGCCCCTGGCGGCAATGCCAACGAGTTCACGGATTATGTGAACACTTTCATCAATGGGACTGATAACGGAAAGCTGAGCGCGGCGATCACTGCTGCACAGCAACCCATCCTGCAGAACCTGCAAGAGAAGATCATCCCGCAAGCCAAGCTGAATGCGGTCGGCAGTGGGGTGTATGGCGGCGATGCCTCCACCATTGCAATGCACCAGGCGATCAACGACAACTACACCACTGCCGCAACAAATGCCGCCTCGCAGTTGGCATATGAGGATTACGCGAACAAGCTGGGTCTCGGTTCGACCGCAGCCAATGCGTATTTCGATCGTGCTCTGCAAGGGGCCAGTCTGCTTCCTGCGCTGTCTGGCGCCGCCGGCAAGCTCCTTACCGATCAGGCCGCTGGTCTCCAGGCTGGATATCAGATCAATGCTCTGCCGATCGACACGCTCACCCAGATCGGTCAGGCTCAGGACAGCTACGCGCAGGATGTGGTCAAGGCCCTGTACCAGCAGTGGATGGACCAGATCGAAGCTCCGTGGAATGGCATGGATAAGTACAGAGGCGCTATTGCCGGGTATCCGGTCTCGTCCAGTGGCACATCCACTGGCACAACTTCAGGTGGAGGACTCTTCTGATGAGCTTTTTCAGCAAACTACTGCCGGTGATTGCCGGCCTGGGTGTGGGCATGGCGACCGGAGGCTTGGGCATTCCGGCCGCGCTGGGGCTTGAAGGTGCTGCCGCAGGTGCGGGTGCCGCTGGGGCTGTAGGCGCCGGTGCCGGAGCGGCTGGCGCAGGTGCTGCCACTGGTGCCCTCTCCGCTGGTGCTGGTAGTGCGGCAGCGGCTGGTGCGGCGACCGGGGCTGCGGTTCCTGCTGTTGCTGGTGCTGCGCCGGCAGTTGCGGCGCCCGTTGCTGCAGCCACTCCGGCGGCTGCCCCTGCCAGCTTCCTTTCCAGGGCTGCGGGTTGGATGGGTAACCATCCGATGGAGTCCCTCGGTGCGGTGGGTATGGTATCGAATATGATGGACAAGCCCCCGGCTCCGACGTCCGGACTCGCCCCTGCGCAGATCATGCCGATGTCGCCTGCTGCCTCGCCCGCCCCGATGATGCGTGGCCCGCAGGACCTGGGCTTCAGGCAGAACCTCATTTCCAACCTGCGGAGGCCCTACTAAGATGCCCCTGTTCGGAATGATGCCGAAGCAGCGTATCAACCCGAAGTACATGGCGCAAGTCAATGCTATCGGTGATCCGGATGCTGCTGGTGTGTGGTTGGCTGGTCAGCCGGATGGCTTTCTCATGGCGGAAGCTGAACAGCAGCAGATGAACGCTGCTGCGCAAGCCGCTGCGAGTGCCAAGCTTCCCGGCCTGGAAGATCGTCTGACTCAGTTCGGGGCGGCGATGAACCCCAGCATGGGTGGCTCGACAATGAACCTGGGTCCGGCTGGACTCCCTGGCGCTGTCGGTGCTCCGCAGCTGTCCATGCCGAACTACTCTGCAGCGGATGCAGCCTTCGCCCAGGCCAAGCCCACGTCTGTCACGGCGCCTCAGTATGTTCAGGCCGACTACACCCAGGCTGACAAGCTGTGGAAGGACTCTTCTCCGAAAGGCCTGACTGAGGACGACAAGTCCAACGATATGTGGGGCAAGATTCTCCTCGGCGCCGCGCAGGGTTTCCTTGGCGGGGACTATCACGGCTGGGGTGCCTTCGGCGGCGGAAAGGGTGGTATCCGTCCAGGCTGGGGCGCGATCCTCGGTGCCCTCGGTGGGTACGGCTCGGCCCTGGAGAACCGCACCAAAATGTCCACTGCGGCAGCAGACAAGATGTCTGACTACATGATCAAGCAGGCGGGCTATGAGGGTGGTAAGGCGAAGGATATCGCTGACACCACCAATCGTCAGGCGGAAGGCAACTTCAACGCTGACGTGACCAACAACACCAACCTGACGAACTACGCTCGCGCGCTGGGTGGGTATGAAAGCAGCAAAGCAGAGAACCGGACGAGCGTGCAGAACCGTCAGGCGGAACTGGGCTATCAGGCCAACGTCAGGAACTCGCAGATCAATGCTTCGAAGCGTGGTGCCAAGGTCATCGGCCATGACAAGAACCAGGTCATCTACAGCTACATCGACAAGGACGGCAACCTGAACGTTGCGACGAAGCCGATCGGAACTATGAGTACGATGAATGGTCGCACTGGCGGTAAGATGGCCAGCACCGATCCGGGCGCCGCAGGCATGGAACAGCTGATCGGTACTCTGCGGAGTGCAGGCGTTCTTCGTGATCTGCTGGGACCGGAAGTGTACGATACGCTGGCAAAGCCGTATACGGACTATTCCACCGCAGGTACCCCGCTAGGAAGCATGATGCTTCTTGGCGACAAGGGTAAGGCTGCAGCACTCGAGCGGGCGCAAGCTGAAGAGAATGCTGCGATCGCAAATTACCTCTACAACAATCCAGACGTTCTGGAACGTGGTTTGAACTCCGTCCTGGGGAAGTAACATGCCGATCATTCGCCTGCAGCCTGGACCGGGCGGCACTGTTTCGCCTGTCAACCAGGAAGATGATGCGAGCCAGAACCTCTTCACAGGCTTTCTCAAGTCTGCGGTCTCCTCTGCGGCGCCCGAACTGATCGGTATGGACCCCCTTGACGGGGTTGAGAAGTTTCGCAGGGATAACCCCTGGCTTGGGGTTGGTAGTCAGGTGGCCGGTCTTGCCGTCCCCTATACCGGATGGTTCAAGGCGGCGAAGGGCATCGGTTATCTGGCCAAGGCAGAGAAGGCTGTTGACACGCTGACTGGTGGGGCGAAGGCTGCTCCGATTCTCAGTCGGGCGGCGAAGGCAGTGGCTATCGACGCGCCGTTCGAGGTGGGCCGGACGCTCATCTCCACCCAGACTGGAGACAATACCGGGAAGGTGGCGACTGATGCTGCGACCAACCTGGCCCTCGCCGGTGTGCTCGGCGGCGGCATCGGCGCTGTCAAGGCGATGGGCAGGAAGGTTCCTTCCCTACCGGAGATCGACAAGTCTGTAGATCTGAAACAAGAACCAGTTATCCAGCTGCGTCAACTGAAAAAAGCAAAAGCAGATGGAGTTGTTACCAACTCAGACGCTGCTGAGTTCTGGATTAACCGACTTTCAGATAACATTCGTCGGCAGACTCCAGTCCGACAGGAAGGAGACTCTATTGTAGAGTATCCCCATATCCTTCCTTTGGAAGGACAAAAGGACTCTACTCGTCTTGGTAGGTTGTTCCGCCCGGCAGAGTCGGCTACAATCAGCACAAAGAGGTTCGTCCCGGAAGATTTTTCCTCCAATGGTGCGTTCACAGATGCGCTCGCTCAGAGCGGTCTGTTGGACAAGGAAGATTTCATTCAGTTCCCACGCCTGGTCACGGCAACAGGAAAGGGAGTGGGTAATGCTGAGAGCAGCATCACGTCCGCGCTCACGCAAGTAGCCCCTGATACCTGGATGCAGCGTGAAGCAAATGACGGACTCTATGTCATGGCCAAGCGGCTGGAGCAGGGGACTCAGGTTCCTGCTGCAGGGGGTAAAGGTAAGACGCTCACGCAGGACAAGTGGGTGCTGTTCAAGACGGATACCCCTGGACAGTTCGTTCCACTGGGTGATGCATGGAGTTCCTCACTGGCTCGCGCCGCCAAGTGGGGAGAGGATGTGACTGCCCCGATCGGCACTCCGATCAATGATGCCCTGCAGGGGATGATACAGCAATTCCCTCTCCAGAACTATAACGACACTCTGCCGACTGGCAAGCTGGGCAGTTTCCTGCAAGACACGCGGAATAGGCTGGGCATTGACAGAATGAATGGTGCGGCGAAGCAGGCGGCAGAGGCCACGTACAACTTCACCAAGGCTCATGTCTCGCCGGCGATGTTCCAGTTTTCTAAGTCGCCCCGTGCTGCATACATCTTCAATGTGGCTCGGAATTTGTACCACTATGCCGATGCGGAGAGCAAGACGATTCTGGAGGGTGAAGCGGCCCTCGGTAAATCTCTGTGGCATCAGGTGCTGAACGGCCCGACCATGACTGGTAAGGTGCGAGGTGTTGACGCGATCAATCCTATGATTGACCGGCTGACTCAGGAGGAACTTAATCAGGTCTGGCTGGCTCGCGCCCAGATGTGGAAACCGGAACGAGTGAAAGAGGCGATCATCTCCGGCGAAATCAGCCCTGCTGCGGGTGATGCTATCGGGACCTTGAATGCTCTGGATGCCGAACAATTCGGCAATGTCATGAAGACCCAGGATGCGTTCGGCATACCTGTGAGCAAGCCGAGCATCGGACATATGATGATCTCGAATACCTGGAGGGGAAGCATTCGCGTTCCGGTCACTGATGCGGACGGCAAGCTTGTCATTCTTGCCTCTGGTAGGAATCGGGCTGAGGCTCTCGCCCAGGCTGATGAGATGGTCAAGGGAGGTAAGGCGCACGGATATAACTGGAAAGTGGGAGAGAGTTTTCACGCGGATGCTACCACGGAGCTGCAGCAGCTGCTTGCTGGCGCGCGAGGTGGAACGTCGGTGAACAACATCGACCTTGGCTCGAAGCAGTTCTCAGTTGCCAACGCCCTTCGAGTGGCGGCGGCGCGGGCGAAGATGAAGCCCTCGACTCTGCATGAGCGCCAAGGCGTCGGTGGCTACATTGGCCAGGATGCACCCTGGACCAAGCAGGAACTGAAGGACATTCTTGCCTCCCATGTGCAGGGCTACCAGCGGTACCAGGCGCGGGTGAACATCGAGAATGCTATGCAGGGAGACTTGCTCAAGCTGATGAGTGAGGACCCTGCAATGTTCACTCAGCTGCGGGAGAGGCTGGATGATCTTCACGGAGTGCCGAGCAAGTTCGCCCAATATCAGAACAGGGTGCTGGACTCCTCTCCGTTGGGGGCTATCCTAGGGAAAGACTCTGCCAGCAAGGGTGTGGCGATCCTGAACTCCTACACGCACCACAACCAGCTGGGGTTGGGTAACATCAGCTTTCCTCTGGTGAACGCCATGCAGCCGTTGGTAACGACGATGCCTCATCTGGCGTTTGTGCTGAACGCCTCGCCTGAGGCGATGCAAAGAGCAGGTTACTACTCCTGGAACCTGGCGGCGGATGCGGCAGGTAAGCCTAAGACCGGAGTTGGCTTCCTGAATATGGCGCGCCTGATGCAACGGAGTTTCTCCGAGATGGGTAAGCCTACCCCGGAGTTGGAGGCACACCTCGCCCAGGCTGCAAAGGAGGGTCAGTGGTCCTCTACCTTCAACCAGGAAGTGGTGGGGCAAAACTCTGCCATGAATGGAAAACTGAAGGAAGCTCTCGAGGGTAAGGGCGGCGCTGTTGGAATGCTCATGCGGTGGAGCAATCTGATGCCGAACATCTCCGAGCGCTTCAGTCGTGTGCAGTCGTTCACCCTCGGCCACATCGTCGGCAGGGATATTCTGAACCTGAAGGGAGAGCAGCTATACAGGTTTGCCAAGAGGTTCACTGAGAACAGCAACTTTGCCTACAGCACGGCGGATCGTGCTAGGGTTATCACAGGTCCGATGGGAAGTCTCTTCGGCCTGTATAAGAACTGGCAGATGCATTACATCGGGTGGATGCTGAACTACCTTGACGCTGGTATGAACCAAGGCAATTGGGCGCCTCTCATCTATCAGCTGTTGGGGACTGGAGCTACTGGCGGTATCGGCGCTATGGCAGGGTTCGGTGCAGCGGACAATCTTTCCAAGTTCCTCACCGACAAAGACCTGATGCAGCATGTCTATGATAACTTCGGTGCCACTGGAACCGACGGCCAGAAGTACTCTGACGCGGTGTACTTCGGACTGCCGGCATTCCTCGGGGCTTCTCTCCAAGGCCAGGCTTCTTCGCCGGGTGCCAACCCTGTTCGCGATGCATCCATGCTGTTCTCCCTCGTCCAATACAACCGAATGAAAGACCTGGGGACGGCCATCGGGAACGCATGGGATCAGTATGATGCGACGGGGCAGAACCCCCTGCAGGCGCCGTTGGTCCGAGACAACGTGCTCAAGACCATTGCCCCACGTTCCATGTTCAGGGTCATACAGACGCTCAATAACCCCGATGGGCCGTTGGGCGGGAACTATATTCGGTCATTGGGGACCGGGTATCCCGGCGCGTCAGCGTCCGTTGGGGAACGGGTTTTGTTTGCCCTTGGCCTCAATCCCGTCGATGTTGAAAAGCAGATGATCGTCTCGGATAAACTGTGGCGAGATCAGAGCGCAATGAAGAACGCCGTCCAGGCGTATGGTAAAGCGCTGGATGCGGCGGAAGGTGACGGAGACGCGACCAGGGCGATCATGCTCAGGGCTATGGCGGACGGAGTTCCTCTGGACAGCATCATCAAGAGCCAGAAGTCTCGCCGCGCTCGTGGAAGCAAGGATGTACTGGATCGCCAGTTCTCTCCGCTGAAGGTCAAGGGCTACGAGGACGTTCTCGGTAGGTAATGGTATGGCTCTTTGGTTTGGCCAAGGAGCCATATCAGTTTCCGTGGGTATCCTTCGCCCTGGGAGTGTAGACATTCCTCCCATTCGATGGGTCCATAGCCATACCGAGCAGGTTGGACTTCACCATCATGTCGAGAACTCGCATGACTGAATGACTGGGCACCCGGTCTTTCAGGAAGTACACGATGCGGTGCTCGGCGATCGGCTTCTTCTCCTTCGCGTAGAGCTGGTAGATGTAGTACCAGCAATCGTCGATGGCCTGGCTGTCTCCACCATTCGCCATGTCTTTGAAGATGTCAGGCATGAAGCCTTCAACCTCAACCAGCCAGTTCAGTGCCCGCTGGAAATCTTCCTTCTCAATCAGCAGGCTGTTGTTGCGTGCGGCACTGGACACCATGCACAGCTTCAGCAGGTGGAGAATACGGCGACCGTTGTAGTGAAGAAGCTTGCGATGCTCTGGTACGGGAGCGTAACCACCCTCACGCCAGCGGTTAACCAGTTCGGCTGCCTCAGGTGTCCAGGTGACCTTGCCGAACAGGCTTGCTATCTGGCGGAGGTCTGACTCGAGTTTGGCTGTGTCGAGCTTTGTTTCCTCTTCGTCTGAGAGGAGGCCAAGATCAGTGACCATCACCTCGCCGGAGTAGACGAGGATCATGCGTGACATGAAGCCCTGATCCCACGCGCCCTCAGGGAGGAAGCCTTGGAGAAAGCTCGGCGTGGTGCCGCCCAGGAGATGGACTTGAGGGTTGGCGATCTTCGCGTTGTCCTTGATGGAACGACGACGCTCCTCGAACATGGGCGGGCAGTCATAGAGATCGTTGAGGTGGTTCATGAAGTCCTGCTCGTACTGGGGAACGAGCACGCCGAACTCACGGCTTACTACCAGAAGCGAGTGGAACTTGTAATACGGAGGGTCTTTGTCCATGCGAACGATGCTGCGTTCCGCCTCGACGAGAGCATCCACCATACCGGCCTTGGTAAGAGACGAGGGTGCCACGTGGAGTTCAGTGATACTGCGCCACAGGGCTTCGACCTCAGTAAGGCTGACGGTCTTGCCGACTGCCGGCGGACCAACTAGCAACACGTAGAGGTTGGGATACAGGATTTTACCTGAACTCCTCACCCACACTTTTCGTTCGAGTGCTCCTGCCACCGCTGAAATTGCTGCCCACTTGCGAAAGATCGCAGGGGAAGGCAGATCTTTCGTGAGGTCAAGAAAGGACTCGATCCAACAAGTGGACTGCCGGGTCGTTTCTTCTTTTCCGCTCATCATGTCCCTTGAACTTCATCATACCGTCTGGGTTCCACAGATAGGCCTTGCCTTCTGCATCGGTCTTATAGGCCTCAGCCCAGTTCCATCCAGTCTGTACATCGTTGGGAATACTAAGAATACGACCTCGCTCCAAAGGGACATTGACCTGAATGAGTTCACGGAGTTTAGGAATAACCCAGTCTTCATCTTCTTCTCTGAACTGAAATACACCGGCATCGTGCTGTTGGGACATGATCTGGACCTTGCCAGAACGACAGATATCGTGCTGCCAAATCTGGAGAAGACCCTTGTTCAGGATGGTTGCCACGCCTTCCTGTGGATTGTACGCGATAGCCTCGCGGAGGGTGGTGTCATCGTCTCGCCGACCCATGAACCACCTCTTTCTCCCCATGAGGGAGATGATCTTACCATAGACCTGGAGTTCTTTGGCAGTCCAGTAGTGGTAATTCCTGATACCGGGGAAGGCTGCGAAATAGCGAGCCTGGAAATCCTCCAGCAATTTCACATCCGCGTTCAGATGCTTGGCCATCGTAGGTGGCTTACCGTAGTAGTTGGTGCCGTGACCGCCGCGCTTGGACAAGTCACGATAGGTCCAATGGCGGTAGAACAACCTATCCGCGATCTCGCGGTCTGCCTTGGGATTACCTGTCCATGGGAGAGTGGGCCACACCATCTTGCAGACGGTTGTGTGCAGGTCGCCGGACTCACAAGCGTCTAGGTACTTTCCGTCAGGCGTGCAATCGCGATTGCCGAACTCTCCTCTGGCCGAGAGATTCCATATGATCGCTCCGACCAGAAAGGACTCTGCTTGGCTAAGGTCAATGTATCCGAGCTTGCATCCTGGGTCAGCGATGATTGGCCGACGAAGGTCATTAGTGATGTTTTGAAGATTTGTTCCGCTATCGAATGCTGAAGATGATGCAGAGAAGCGGCCAGTTTCTGTTCCTGCGATGTTGTAAGAGGAACGGATGCGACCGTCAGGATCAATCTCGGTCTTGAGAACTCCCATTGCTTTCTTGATCTCTCGCATGGCCAAGATATGCTTGACGAGAGGAGTGGCATAGAAGTATGCACCTTCGATCTTCTCCAGGGTTTTGCGATCGACAGTAGGCTTGCCGGTCTTAGGGTTTTTGAACGGCGGTATCTGCATGAACTCGTAGAACAGCTTGATTACTTGAGCCGGGCTGTTCCACTCGCAAGCATAACCGAGGCCTTCACGCAGGATGGTGTTGAAGTTCATCTCGAGAATGTCGAGTTGCTTCTGCATGGAGGCTAGGCTGCGCCGCCGCTCATTCTCGTCCACGCGGAAGCCACGCAGGTCCATTTCCAGAACGAGGCCCTGGAGGTCCCTGCTGAAGGAATACGTCCCGCTGGTGTGGTTGTCCAGTAGAGGCAAGATCGCGTCCTTGCACTCCATCGTGAGGCAACAGTCCAGTCCATTGTAGACATAGAGCTGCTCGGCCACAGTCTGTGTTCCAGGCACGATCTTGTCTGTGTCGTAGATTTTCACGGGAAGAGCTTCTTCGCGAGTTCGAGGGCCTCCATCACAGTCTTGGCTCGATACACGTTAGGGTGATGCACCCACGTTCCGAACCCCTTGGCGTTGCCCACACAGATGACGGTTTTGCCTAGGGCAATACCCATGCCGGCCTCGACCAGCGCGCCGATCAGCATGTCGTCCGTGGCACCGTAGACCAGCACCACATCAGCCCTGCGAACGTCGGCCTCATCTTCCAGCCAGCACTGTTCGTAAAAGGAAGCGGGCAAAGATCGCGCATCTCCCAACTCTTTTTCAGCCTGATCGATCCAGCGAGCGGTGAACTCAACGTCCACCTGCTGGACACGCAATTCCTTCCAGGCTTCATGCATGTACAGCTTTGACGCTGTGTAGACTCGAACGGTCATTGCAGTTTTCTTTCGATGAGACTGGACCGACAGCATACCATACACCATCGGTCCAGTCAAGAGGACTGTCGGACTTTGTTAGAACGACTTGCCGCCCGGTTTCTTTCTGTTCTCCGGGTCATGGTCAGGCCGGGTAGCGTTGAAGTCCACCTTGGCCATGATAGCATCCACGACGGGCAGGTTGTACGCGCCGATGTAGTCGAACAGCCGGATGAGATGATCCGCGATCTCGACTGTTTCCATGGAGAACTGAGGCAGCTTGTCGTCAGGTGCGTTAGTGCGAAGGCCCTCCATCGCCTCGGCGGTCTCGCTGATGGCAAGGAGCAGCTTGGTGCACTTGATGTACTTCTCCCCGAACGGAGACATACCATCCTTCACCAGCAACGGGTTGCCCGTCTCCTGATCATGCCACCAGCCCCGGTTGTACGAGGCATTGTGGCAGAGGTTGATAACCTCGGTCAGTCCTTTGCGAATATTCTCACTCATCTTTCTTCAAGGCCTCCTTGCCTCTTGGTCTGTTCATCTTCCATGCAGGTTCGTCAGTGTACACGCTTCCGAGAAAGCCAAGGCCCTTCGGTGACTCCGGCTGAAACGCATGGTGCATCAGCATTGTGTCGTGGAGCATGTTCTTCATCCAGATGCCATAGAAACGCCAGAGGTACTGCATGTCGTACAGGAAGTTCTGGCCGGTCTTGTAGCTATCGTTCTGGCAAATCCGTCTTATCGAGCCCCATACTTCGACCTCCTCCGCCAGCGAGGGCCAGTAGGAGTTGCCGGGCTTGGTGTAGTCGATGATCGGGATGACATATGCCTCGTCCTTGGAGGGGGCAAACCCGATGCAGGAAATCTGGAGGGTGGTTGTCTCAATGTCCACGGAGAGTTCCTTGGCTGACGCCAGGATTTTCTCAATCTCACGGACTTCGGCAACCGTCTCAGGCACGAACACGCGCCGATGAGGAATGATTATTTCGGGGAACTCGGATTGCTTCTTGGCCTTCATCAGGTCGAGAACAGTTACATGACGAAGGGACCAGTCCCGAAGAACGGCACTAGGATGATAAACAGGAATAACCTTAAGCCCAGGTACGAGAGTAGCGCGAGCAACAGTGCCGCGGATATTTGAGATGCCGGTTCTCTGTAGAAGAGCCCAAGTAGGGACATTGCCAGCAGCAATGACAATGTTTGGCTTAACATCTTCTAGTTCTTTCTTGAGACGTTCCAGCTCCCCAAGGTACTGAGGCAGGACGTACTTGCCCTGCCTCAGTGGGGGAAGCTTGTACCCCGCACCAGCCTCTTTCTTCGGCCCGCAGATTTCGTCGATCTTGTTCTGCTTGGGACGGAAGTTGAAGGTATTGGTGAGGAAGCACGAACTCCGTTCGATGCCAGCGTCGGAGAGGAGGCGAGTAAGTTCCTGTCCAGCAGTGCCGACGAAGGGCGCTTTCATGCGCTCCTCCGTTTCACCCCAGGCCTCTCCGACGATAGCGATCTTGGTCATCTCAGATGAAGCCTTCGATGACAGAGAGTGGCGGTTCAATGAAGTCCAGCTGCTTATGCATCTGGTCAACCAGATACGACAGCTGGCCTTCAAGGTGAGTAGGCATCCCCGGTTCCGCCTGGTCAGAGGACGGACTCGGAGGACGAGGACCATGAACACGACTCTCGACCGTTGCCACACGCTCAGCCACCACGGCCAGACGCTTTTCCAGGGCACGCAGTGCGTTCATGTGTGAGAGAACCACACTCTCGCGGGTGATTGCATTGCCAGCCGAGCTAAGTCCCAAAGCAGCCGGTACTGCCATCTTGCCTTGGCTACTCATCGTTGTCAGGTCCTTCCGCCAGCATGGCCTTGAACAGCAGGAGATAGACGATCAGGTCGTCGACCCGACCTTCCATCTTCTCACTGCGCTGGCGCCGGGTACCAGTAGCCTGATCGCGCACGTAGGTGGCGATGGCATCCCAGTGTTTCCGGGCGAACGTCAGCAGGGCCTGTTCTTTCGTGACTCCGGCTTCTTCCGCTGTGCGGCGGAAGTTGGCGAGACGGTCAAGGGTGCCGGAATACTCCCCGCCCTTCACGGTCATGAGCTTCTGAATGTCCTCCAGGGTGGGGAGGACAATCTCCGTCTCGAACTTCTTGGGGGAGAACTTCTTGTTCGCAGCCATCAGCTTTCTCCTTCAGTCTCGGCGGCATTCAGCCACTCTTTCAGCTTCTCCTTCAGCTCCTCGGAGGCGTTCTCCTTGAAGGTCTTGAAGGTCTCATCGTCGTCAGACGAGGTGAGGATTTCCGCGAGGATTTCCTGCGTCGTCTGTTCGGCTATCTCGACAGCATCCAGATAGATGCCTTGGCCTAGGTCAACTTGTGCCATGTTACAGTGTAACCTTTCTCAAAAGTCTGGCACGCTTAAAGGCCACATTGGCCGCCTCCGCGTACTCAGGGTTAAGTTCCAGCCCTTGGATATACGCCGCGCCGAGGCTGTCGGCAGCGCGGAGAGCCGACCCACCACCACAGGTGGGATCGAGCATTGCTGTGTTCTCATCCACCAGCATTTTGAAGAAGTGGCGCAGCATCGGCTCCGGCTTCTCACTCAGGTGGATTGCTTCATTCTTGTTGGTAGGGCAGGCATAGCCATTCGCCACCGCCTGGACTACCTTCCGGTCCCCACTTCGGCCAAAGAGACAAGTCTCCACAATACGCCTTGGACCTCGAGCCGGGTCAGGAAGTATTCCCTTGCCATCGGACTTGAGCCAGTACAGCGGGAACACATCCATCTCAAGCTGCGGGATGCGCGCCGCGAAGAACTCCTGGGTTTCAGTGTAAAAATCCATCGAGAACCAGAACATGATATGCGCGCTCGGTAGCATGAGCCTGTCCCAGTTGTCAGCAAGGCATTCCAGCAGAGTCCAGTAGGTTTCGGGAGTGTCCTTGTAAGCGCCTCGCTGATCACCACCAGCTTGATCTGACTTGTCAATGTTCACTCCGTAGGGGAAGTCAGCGTGAAGGAAGTTGAACTTCGGCCCGGTGTAGGTTGGCGCCCATTCCAGAAAGTTCGTGTTCAGGATTCGGTTTGGTTCTTCAACTGGGACGATTGCGCTGCTTGCAGGTGCGACAATTCCCTGACTTGATCCGCCGTCAGACTTATTGTCAGGGTTTGGCTGTGCTGGCTTAGGCTGATTTCGTTCAGCTGAAAGAGCCCGAACAACTTCGGACTCTGCGGCGCGTGAGGCTGCGCGAGCCAGAGTGTTATGTGCGGTGGAGAGCTTGGGGGCGGAAGCGATTTTTTCATTTCCGTTCTCGATTTCCTGAGCAGCCTGGATGGAAGCGGAGACGGTGCCCTCGTCGATGCCCAGCGCTTCGGCGGTTTTGCCTTGGTTCCAACCGGGCTCAGCCTTGGTCCGCTGCCTGTGGTATTTGAGAATTGCCTTGGCTTTCTCCTGCCAAGTCATGTCGATCCGCTTGACGTTCTCTTCCAGCTCCATCGCCTGGTGCAGGTCGTCGTCGTCGGACTCGTCCAGCTCGGCTTTCAGATGTGTCCAGCCCAGGAGTTTCGCAGCCTCCCAACGATGCTCACCTGCGATGATCTCACCAGACGGTTTGTAGAGGACGGGGGTCAGCTGGGTGATGCGCTGGAAGCTGTCGGCGAGAGAGCGAACATGATCCATGTTCAGTTCTTCACGCTGGCGAGTGGTGCGGTCCACCCAGAGGAAGCCTACTTCGACCTGAGACATACGGTACTCCTGGTTTTAATGGAGAAAGCAGGGACGGAAGATACTCAACGCTTCCGTCCCTGCTCTGTCCCTACTGCAGGTTGTTAGACCTGCGAGTAGCTGGCGGCATTGGCGAAGACAGCCGTGCCGTCCTTCGACGGCTCATGCTTGATCAGCACCTTGACCTGACGGCCCTGGCATTCCGCAGCCATCTGGCCGAGGGACTTGCCAGCTTCCTCGACACCGCAAGCGATGGCGAAGTCCTTCAGGCGATACGCCGCCTTCTCCGTGATGAAGAAGCGGGCGCGAACGGTACGGTTTTCCATACCGCCAGCGGCCGCCAGTTCTTCCAGGTTGACGTCGTCCTGGGGCTGGACCAGCTTCAGGTCGTAGTCGAAGATGTCGGTGCTGTCGGCGCCAATCGTGCCCTTCTTGGGCGGACCAGCGACGATCGCGATGTAGGTGCCGACCGGGGTGGGCGGCATCTGCTTGACTTCTTCGGCCTTCTTGTTCAGGACATCTTCAAAAGACATGACATTCTCCTTGGTTTGTAACTGACAGGATGAAAGTTACGAAAGCACAGCTTTGAAGTAATCGGCCAACGCTGTGTCGATCGGCCGACTATCCCCCACGAGTTTGAACGGGGCGGGATTACGAAGCTCGACGATACCGTTAGTCGTCAAGCGCATCTGCTTCTTCACGTTCTGGCCAGTGCCGACGCTCTCGAAGAGCACGGCACCATTGAACCAGCTCGCGATGCGGGTATTCAGGGCCTGGCCGATGGACCGAGCAAAGCCCTTCTTGGTGACACCCATCTCGTCGTTCTGGTAGCTAAGATGGGCGTTCACTATAACGTGGCACTTGAAGTCGACCCCCATGATGAGGTCGAAGATATCCGCGAGTGCCTCCTGCGCGAGACCATAAATCTGGCGCTTGTCTTTGGCGCCAGGGTTCATCGCGTCGAAGTAATCATAGCAGGCATCGCTGAAGAAAGTGAGGGAGTCGATCACGAAAATCCACTCCGGTCCCCACTGGCTGGGCTTGCCCAGGTCTTCGTCCGCACCGTTGGCCTTGGACCAGTTGTCCATCAGCTTGACGCCACGGGAGAACGCTGTCGGGATGCCGTCGAGGAGTGCCCCCGCCGCGCCAGGCTTGCGCTTGTCCTGCAGTGTGACAAAGTGGACGTTCTTCGCCTTGTCCGGGCAGTCTCGCATGACGTAGTTCTTGAGCGAGTCCAGACCGTTATCGTAGTCCAGAATGGCGATCTTGTACCCGGCCTTGACGAGGGAGGTAAGCGCCCCGGACTTACCCGCTGACGGGTCCCCCATGCTCAGGAGTTTGGCGAACAGATTGCTCTGATGCTGGTCCAGGGTTGGCATGTGCGTACTCCTCGAGTTTCTTGAATAGACGAATGGAAGAAGCGGACTGATCTAACATGGACTCCGAGCCGGCAGGCGCTTCGGGAAAGGTCACCCTCACCTCGAAAGTCACCTTGCCGTCTTGGAGAATTTCGTGGCGAGAGACCTTCATGCGAAGTGCCCCTGCTTCTTGGCCTCGAAGTACACGCGGACCATAGCCTTCACGTCGGCCATGGCAGAGTGGGCATCCTCGAAACCCTCACCGAAGAAGTGGAGGTGGCTCTCCTGCAGCTTCGGCCACTTGAAACCGCTGCCGCGCGTCTTGGGAATTCTGACCACATCGGTCAGCGCCTTCATGGTGCAGAAGCGTTCCTTGAGTTGGAAGTCTGCCGGGTTCATACCAGCCCTCCACAGGCTGGCGCCGACTACGATGATATCGAAGTCAATGTTATGGGCCACGACGAGGTCGGCCTCGGCCATGACAGACATGAACTGTTCCATGGCAGGGATGAGTTGGATGCCTTCATGAATGGCACGGTCAGTGGAGATGCCGTGTATTTCTGCCACCCGTTCAGGGATGACAAAGTGGAACGGCTCAACATCACCCGGAGCGATGATGGTTTCGAAGCTCTTCAGCTCGTTGCCATCTGCATCCGTGAGCAGGCCGGCGATCTGGCAGCAATGTGGCTGATCGCTGTGGTCACCATTGGGCTTGGTGAACTCGGTGGTCTCGGTATCAAAGAAGCCAATCTTCACTCTAGTCTCCTGTAAATATCCAGGGCTTCGACCCAACCGGCTGTCCGGCGAATGTAAGTCCTAGAACGACATGTCCCCTGACAACTATTTCAGGTTCTAATTCTGAAACCCATCTGCCTAGAAGCCATCGAACATACTTCTCATTGTTCTCAGTTATCTTGTCGACGAGTCTTCGGTGCGCGGCACTAAAGGGTTCCAGCGTTTCTTTACGAAGTCCGTCTTCAGCACCGACTCGCGCTGCGACGGTTGCCGGGAGCAGACTTTTTTGAACGGGCATCCGCCTAAACCTTTCGAGTCCATGTAGTTGTTGCAGCTCTGATAGTTGCGCGGCCAGCTCCCTCGCGTGGCATAGTCCTCGTTCTGGCGAAGCAGCGTCTGGATGGTGTCCAGCCACTCGTTCAGCTTCTCATCTGTCCGGAAGGTCAGTCCCCGGAGGAACGCCGAGAAACCAACGGCGACTTGAGCACCGTCAATCATCACGCCCTTGATCGGGGCCTTCAGCACCAGCTTGCCTGCCACTGTGTAGAGGGACATCTGGTTGTTGAGGTCGAAGCTGGCGAAGAACATGTCGTTCAGCTGGTGGCCTGAAGTCTTCTTGTCCTGGACGAGAAGATCGCCGCCGAACTCGACGACCTTGTCGAGGTGACCGGACAGCATGTAGGGCTGGCCGTTGGGGGAGAGGAGTTCAATCTCGAACCGGAAGCTGAGTTCGACCGCAGCCTCACCGTTGGCCAGCACATAGGTCTTGGCGGGGTCGTCCTTGTAGTACTCGGTGTACCAGACGAGAGTGCGGATCAGGTTCTCCCGGTTCTTCACGGAGTGTTCGCTGATCCAAGGTCGCCACTTCCGGAGGATAGTCTTGCCATCCTTCTGGATGATATTGAGACTGGGATCGTTGGCCGCTGACATATCCGCAGAGTCATCGAGGTTCAGCACACGATCGTGATACTCCCCGGTCTTCTCCAGAGCGTGGCGCACCATTTCGATCTGGGCTTCTTCGAAGCTCACGCCCTTCACCCGCAGGCGATCGTAGGTTTCCAGCGCCGAGTGGTAGATCAGGCCGAAGTTCAGGTGCGGGTTGACTCCCTTCGGGAACCAGCCTTGGATCATCTGATACTGGTAAAGCTGGGGGCACTGCATAAGCCAGCCGAGGCTCGTGCTATCCCAGGCGAATTGAATGGCGGTACCCTCGATGAAAGGAGAGTGTTCAGCCGGGCGGTCATACACCTCAGTCATTGGACCACACCTTCAAGAAGGCAGCGAACAGGAGGAACATGACCAGCACTGACCATGCCGAGTCACTCCAACGTCCGGTGTCAATGGCGGAAGCAGCTGCTACACCGAACACAAGGATCAGTGTGAGCAACAGCATGCAGGCGGCGACGCCTATGATAATGCGAACGGCCTGCATCAGAACTCATCTCCCAGCAGATCGTCCAGGGATTTCTTGCCGCCGCTGCTTCCGGTATTCTTCCGGCTGCCGGCGGACTTGTTCCCGGTCTGGAAGTTAGCGCGAGCAGCGCGCATCCCTTCGATCACCTGGGTCAGGTCTTCCTTGGTCAGGATGAGAGGGTCTTTCTGGAATACCTCGGCGAGGGAAGTAGCCATTACAGGGGTTCCTTGCTGATGATTTCATCATCCAGCTCAACGGTAATCTCTTCTGCGGGGAGCGAGGCGACAGCCTGCTGAGCACGCTCCTTCACCACAGCGATGTGGCGATGGACCATCTCTCGGATAATGCGGTTGGCTCCACTCTTCGGGTACAGATCACCAAGCTCACGGAAGTCTCCGTCAAACAGCTTGATGGTCACCTTCTGAAGGTCGAACCGTTCTTTCCTTGCGGGCATTGTGGACTAGCCAGAGTTTACCAGGGTTGTTGGGCGGCACCCGAATGCTGATGGCATCCAGGCTTTCATCATGCGCCTCCTTCCGGGCGGCATAGAGCTTAGCTTTCGCCAAGTTCTGGTCGGAGACATTGATCTCAACGCCGTGCGTGGAACGCAGCGCGTCGTACCAATACTCCAACATCATGCCACTCCGGAAGGGACTTGAGCGGGACAGAGGCTCTGCTCTCGCATGGGCTTGCGCCCAGCATGTCCCGCCCTCGTATCGACTGCCTTAGACGTTGATCTCGAAGGAGTCGCCGGCCAGTTCGGAGGCAGCCTTCTGCTGCGCTTCGACAGTGACGCGGGCCTTCTCGCGGATCTGCGGGTACTTGCCCAGCACTTCCTGCGCCTTGGCAGTGATGTCGGCCGCCTTGTAGTCCGACAGCTTGCCGCCCTTCTCGCGGATTTTCTGACGGACGATTTCGCGAGCCTGGTTCAGGGCTTCGCGCTCCACCGGATCGCCGGAGGCGCCGCCGCGGCGCTGGCCGAACTGGTAGTCAGCGGTGTAGTCATCGACGAGCTGCTGCATGGCGGCCAGGTCGAAAGGCGCGCCGCCTTCTTTCTTGGACTCCTCGATCGCGTCGTTGACCTTGCTGGCCATGTTGTTGCGGATGTTCTCGGCATAGGTCTGGTTCAGGACGCCGGCCTCGTTGGCATCCAGGACATGACCTTCCGAGAAGGGTTCCGGCACATCGAAGGTATGGCCGGCAATGGTGATCTTGCTGCGCGGGGTATCCGCGTTCACTTCAAAAGCCACTTCAGTCTCCTTTGGGGCAGCGCCCCGGTTGAATGTCCCTGACGGGACGGGTTATGACCAGACTAGCCCGGTCAATACGGTAACGGGAGCATCGCATACATAGTTCCGGTATGTCAATACCTTTTACACAGTTTTGCCAACTTTTCGTTGCTGTCATTTTGGCATCGGCCATTGGTCTGGCTGCTTGGTTAGACCAACGGTCTGGACAGTTAGGTTACGAATATAATCTGAAGCTTTGCTTTCCTACTACGTTGCACCATATCTGCTGTGCCTCGTCCGCCAGGACATGCAACAACAAGATCAGGCTTACCCTCGTCCAGCATCTGCTGATTTCGTTTAGGCCCGGCACTCAGTCCATGCTTCTTCCACTCTGCAGGATACACAATCATTGGTATGCTGCGATGCATGGAATAAGCTTCAGCCAAAGCATCAGCTCCCCTTGCCCCACCAGAAATAAGCATGGTGATTACCAGCTTATCGAGTGCTGTCTGCAGCTTGTCATAGTCTGTGTACCTGCGACCGCCGCAGACAAGAACCCTCACGACATATCCTCCTTCGCACGGAAGCCGAGGAACACAGGATGCCTAGGCTTGTCGTACCCACCGACAGCCATGTAGGAGAACTTCACTGTCTTTCCGATGGGCTTCTCGATCCAGAGGTCGAAGCGATCCCGCGCGGTGAAGCCGGTTCCAATCTCGAAGGTGTCCTTGAAGCCTTCGGCCTTGACGACCAACGCACCCAGGGTACCCTTCGGAACCTTACCCTCCTGATGAGATGAGCGATGAGTTTCGCCACGCTCGTTCGTTGTAGGAGCATTGGTGTTCTCCATCTCCTCGACTACGTCGATGACAGTAGCCTCCGCATCCAGCCAGGGCTTCATCTTCAAGAGGCCTTGCTCGCGCAGCGTACTCCTTCCGTACTTGTACTTGCCTTCAGGATCGCGAAGGATGAGGCCCTCATGGCCCAGGAGTCTTGCCTCCTGAAACATCTGGTTGGCTTCGTCCGGAGTGGCCAGGGTTTTCTGGCTGAGAATGGTGACGTTAGGATGATCGGCCAGGCGCTGGAAGAAGGAGGAACTCCTCAGCTGGATGAGGCGATCGGCAAAGCCCAGGCCCTGCATGTGGGGTGGGCAGAAGTCGAACACCATGTAGGTGAAGTTCGGGGCGCCGCTCTGGCTCATGACGGAGGATGCCGTCGCGCGAAAGTTCACCGCACCGTCAGGGTCCACGATGCACAGCTCTCCATCGAGCCAGCTTGGTAGCGTGGCAAGGATCGCTGAGATGTGACGGTTAGGCACTGGCTTTAGACTACGAGTGCGAGGGCCGTCAGGCGTGGTCACTGCACGGATACCATCCAGCTTCATGGAGCAGATGAGAGGCCACCGGAGTTTATCCAGCGTGTCGATGGCCGCGCCGAGCATGGGTTTGAATGACATTATAGTGCCTCCACCGTGATGTTGCTGGCCGAGAATTTCTTGATGTGGAGCCAGCCATCCACAATGTCTACAGTCAGTCCGTCGTAAGGAGACTTGCCGTGCATAGGATGGTCTGCCTCGTAGATTTTCCTGGACTCTTTCCTGTCATTAGACCGGAAGGTGTAGATGCGCTGACGCTGGCGGATGCACTCGCCCTCGTCGGAGAAGGGTCCGATGCGGATGCCCCTCTCGGAGGCAAGCGCGGACTCCAGCCAATCACGAACGTCCGCGCTGGCTGCGGAGGAGATATTATGCGACATTAGTTTTTCCTTTTCTTTTAGGCGGGGTCTCACTCCGCTTGCGATCGACGAGTAGGGCAGAAGCTGTTGCGTCTTTCAGGATCACTTGCACCCTACGGTTTGCCAAGCGATGGATGAGAGGCCACAGTTCTTTCAGAACATAGTCCGCTTTCTTTACGTCCTGTGTTGCAAGCAAAGCTACCCTTCGCATTTCCAGGTAGTCTTTGTAGTCACTGTCGTTGAGGACAGCCGACAGGGCTTCGACAGATATCATACCTCCAAACCTTCCGTGGTGATGTAGGTGTAGGTGTCCTTGAACCTGGTGTCGATCACGTACTGCAGGTTGTATTCCTGCTGCATCGCGGCCGGACCGTAGCGGTCCTCGACCCAAGGCGCTGCGACAAGGTGCGGGTCCAGGTGGAAGACGTTGTCGTTCTCCAGGCCCTTGGACTTGTGTCCAGACATGAGGGACACCTGACCCTTCGAGTTAAAGACCGTCTCGGCATAGGCGATGGACTCTGCCAGCGTCTGCCCTGCATTGATGAAGACCAGAAGACAGTCGTACTTGTCCTCCAGTATCTGTTGCTTGGCCTCGGTCTTGGCCTTCTTCAACTGAGCCACTCGCCACTCGTCTAGCTTAGCGAGCGTCTCGTCCCTCGTCATGCTGTCCTTCCCCAGCTTCTTCATGATACGGACCAGCCCCTTAGAGAGCTGGCTACCCACGAGGTTGACGCCCCTGGACTTCTTGAGGAACTGAAGGGCGAGATAGAACAGGGGTGCATTGTTCCGGCAGATGACAAAGGCACCATCAGGAATGTCAGAGACCTTCCAGCTTTCCCACGTTCTGATCTCGCCTTGCTTGGCCCACTCTGGATACTGCATGTGAGGGGCGCGGCGACGAGCCAGTTCCACTCCCACGATCGGGCAGCGGAAGCTGACGCTGAGGTTC